TTCGTTACTCATGTTTCCTCCTTTTCCGTCTGAGCCTCTTTTACAAGGCTCAGGTCTTTGTTTCCTTCTTGCGCTGGATGACCGCCGAGACGGCTGATTCCAAACGTTTTCTTGCTTCCGGCGGCTTCCGTCTGCCGTTCAGAATCATCGAAACATATGTCTTTGTGCAGCCAAGCTCAGCTGCCACTTCGTCGTATGTGACCTTGCTGTTGTGCATCTTCCCGATCAGGTCGCCTGTCCATTTTTCCGGCAATATCGTCTCCTCCTTGTCTGTTTAATTTGTTGACTGCAACGCCCCAGACGTGCTATACTGCCATTAGCCCTTTTAGGTAAATTCGGGAGGTGGTTTACATGACCAAACTTTTGAACTTGCCAGTTCCAGACCAAAGAAACGGCGTAATGCGTTAGGGCAAGGGGCAGCGCCAGAACTGCCAAAGTGAGCGGCGCGTCATAGAAGCGTAAGTTCGTTTTGCGTTCGCCAGTATCAGGCAGGCATACAAGCGAAACCGACCGCGTAAAAAGGGTGTATGCCATCGGCAGGCAAGTAAGCCATTCCCAAGTGTGCTGCCGGGGTCTAGCGATGCAGCGCGTTCTGGTAAACAACTCTGGGGAAAACCGCTCGTGAACGAACCACGGGCGGCTTTTCTTTACGCCGCAGTCAACTTTTTTGGTTTTCTGGGTTGCGAAAGTTAACACATTGTGTTATTATGAATTTGCGAGATACATAACAACTTTTTTGACACGAGCGTTTTCGCTGGGGTCCGGTTTTGTGTTACCTTATTGAACCCTATGTGTTTATTATATTCACTAAAATGGTGAAAGTCAACCAGTTTTCACTATTTTGGTGAATATCAGCATATTCACCAATTTTGCTGGGGGCTTATTGTGCTACTTGATTTAGATTTACTTCTGGCAAAACCGAAAGGTGCAGAAAATCCATTCTTATACTACCCGGAGTCTTATTCGCAAGATAAGAGTCAAAGCATTATTACAGCTGATAATAAATACGACCTCAAACGTTTTTCATCGCATGAATCGAGCGTCATACAGCAGGTCATATTTACTGCTTTTTCGAAGTACTCTGCACGCTTTCAGTCATTAGGTCTTGCAAATGAAAGCTGCGTGATCGTCTATAAGCCCCGCTATGTATTGTTTGAGATTGCAACAATTATGTACGAAAATTCTTCAAAACCGGAAGATATACTAGCAGCGGCTTATGCCTACTCTCAAAAGGGGGCATCATTCCGAACGCACGCCATATCCCTTTATGAAAAAAGCGTCGACTCTGTAAGCTTTCGAACATTGGATAAATTTGCGTCCTTGTATTCAGCGATAGTCTACTCAGACATCGCATCGCTGTATGAAAAAGAACAAAACTACGAATCGTCTATCTACTGGATGAAAAAGGTTATAAAGCGTGGGGGGCTAAACAATCGATACTACTTAGAAAAGATTTCTTGCCTAGAAAATAAATCCCCACCCGCTACTCGGAAAGCCAAGCCAATTAGCAATAGTCAAGCCGAGTTTGAGAAGAACGTCCGGGCTGCCGCTTTGCATTTTATGGGAAAGTTTGATTTGCGCGTTCAGACAGACTAATATCTAGTGTGAGGTCTATATGGATTTGTATATCGAGAGAATAAAACCGTTGTTCGAGTCATCTGGCATGACTGACAAAGACATTGAGGAAGCGTTAAATTTGCCTCGCGGCGTAATATATAAATGGGGAATCGGGAAAAATAAAAGCTATAAACGATTCATCCCCGAAATCGCCAAATACTTCAATGTGTCCGCAGACTATTTGATGGGATTAGATTC